GCCATTCGGTATCGATGTTGACGCCATACAGTGAGAACGGCCCTTTGCGCCACGGCATCAGGTTGCGCATCAGCGTTTCAATGCGTTTAATTTGCCCGGCGCTCAGTGGTTCTTCGCTTTCTGCCGTCACGCTATGCAGTAAATCAAGACGATACGGTTTAATTTCAGGCAGAAATTCCACCGCGTTGGACCACTGCTTAAACAGCCCGTGCTGCTGCTCGCGCTGCCAGTTAGCAATCTGCGCGGGCAGCGTTTCGAGCCAGTGTGAAAGATGATTTTTGGCAATCAGAGAATAAAAGTTACCAAAGTCGATCATGCAGCGTCCTCTGCTTTTAATGCCACCAGTGAACCAAAGTTAAAGCACTGGAACCACAGCTCGCTATGCTCAAAACCGGCTTTATGCAGGCGTGCTTTATGGGTTTCTACGGAATCGGTCAGCATCACGTTTTCCAGCATGCTGCGTTTCTGGCTGATCTCCAGTTCGCTGTAACCGTTGGCACGTTTAAAGTCGTGGTGCATGTTGAACAGCAATTCACCAACTTTGGCATCTTCGAAACTGAATTTTTCCGAAAGCACCAGCGCACCGCCCGGGTTCAGCCCTTGATAAATTTTATCCAGTAACGCCTGGCGCTCGGAAGGTTCCAGGAATTGCAGGGTAAAATTCAGCACCACCATCGATGCGTTTTCAATGGCGATATCGCGAATATCACCTTCAATAACGTCTACTGGCGTAGGAGCTTTATAGGCGTCAATATGACGACGGCAGCGTTCAATCATCGCCGGGGAGTTATCGATGGCAATAATTTTGCAATTATCATGATGAATGTTGCGACGCACCGAGAGCGTCGCCGCGCCCAGAGAACAACCCAGATCGTAAACCTGCGTACCAGGTTGAACGAAGCGCTCGGCTAACATACCAATCATGGAAATAATATTGGAATAGCCGGGAACGGAACGCTGGATCATATCCGGGAAGACTTCAGCTACCCGTTCATCAAAGGTCCAGTCGCCCAGTCTGGCGATAGGGGCAGAAAATAGCGTGTCGCGGTGAGACATAACGTAAAAATCCGGGAAAAAGAAAGTGGCGTATTGTGCGCTAACGCAGGGAGAAAACCAACTCCCAGGGCATATACCAAAGATTCGCCAGCACCATCAGCAACAGCGCACACCAGGTGGCGCTCATGCCAGAACGTCGCCAGCGGAACAGACGGTGATGAAAACCGTAATAATGCATCAGACGACCAGCAAGCAAAACGATGCCGCAAATATGCACCATCCAGGTTTCTGCGCCATTCATTTCCATAAACAGCATCAACACAATCGCGATAGGAATATATTCCACCGCGTTACCATGAATGCGAATAGCGCTTTGCAGTTCGCTAAAACCGCCGTCGCCATAGGCAACGCGGTACTGCATTCGCAGGCGAACGACATCAAAAGAGAACTTCATTAATAACAACGCACTTAAAACGGCATACAGCGCGCTTACCATACAAACTCCCTTTAAAATGGCCGATGGCACCTGTCTATGATAGGGGGCAAATTCAGAAAAGAGAAGATTGCTGTGGAATAGCCGGAACTGCTCCGATCTCTGGAAGCGTTTTACGTAAGTCTTCCCACAGGGTATGTACCAGTTCCGGGGCCTGGGCAATATCTGGCGTATGTAAAAAAAGATAAGGCGTAGTGGTCTGATGCCACTGCGCTAATTTTTGTAACCAGACCTGAAATAACTCCCGGTTTTGCGTCATATCATCACTACCGATAAAACGGATCAGTGGATTTTTCGCCGTCAGTACAGCATGTACCGGAACTTTAGGTTTTTTTCGTTGAGCGTCGCGAATAGCTTCACTGTGTGGACGTGCTGCATGAACCGGGCGGCTGTCTAAAATCACCCGATTAACGCCGCGCTGATGTAAACCGCGATTAAGCGTTTGTTCCTCTTCCCCTTTGGCGAAAAACTGTGGATGGCGGACTTCCACCCCATAAGTAAATTCACCGGGAAGAGAATCGAGAAAATGCCAAAGCGCAGGCAGCTCCCGTGGGCCGAATGTGGCAGGCAGTTGCAGCCAGTATTGTCCAATGCGCGGAGCCAACGGTGACATGCGGGTCAAAAATTCAGTCACTAAATCATCGCAATGCCGTAATGCTGCCTGATGCGAAATGGTCGCCGGAAACTTAAAACAGAAGCGGAAGTCATCTGTGGTCTGCTCACGCCAGCGCAGGACAACCTCGGGTTTCGGCAGGGCATAAAGCGTGGTGTTACCCTCCACGCAGTTAACATGACGGGTATTAAGGATTAACTTACTGATTTTAATAAGCCTCTGGTGTCACTTTGGTGACTATGGGGCATCATTGGGACATAATCTGTCAGCTTCTGATTCAGCATTGCGATCTGTTCTGCATTGCTGTCAGTCATCCATGCTCCGTATACATTGAATACCATCTGGGCACTTGCATGGCCCATCTGGCTGGCAATGAAGCTTGGGTTTGCTCCGGCAGATAATGACCAGCACGCATAAGTGTGTCGTGACTGGTATGCCTTTCGATGCCTGATCCCTGCACGCTTAATGGCTGTTTCCCATGAGTCACCTACAGAATCGACTTTGTAGACAAAACCTACCTGTTCGCTTTTTCTAACCACTTGAGGGTTAAACACGAAAGTACATTCATGGTTCACTGAACGTCCATATTCACGTAGTTGCACCTTGATGTTGTACTGCTTACCCAGTCTTGTCATTTCAGCCTGATTTTTCAGGACACTGATAGCGGGCTGGATAAGGTGCACAACCCTGTTTGTGCTTGCTTCAGTTTTCGGTAGAGTGAACTCACCAAGTTTCGTATAATTGCGCCTGATGGTAATTGTTCCTGCCTTCAGATCGATATCTTCCCAGGCCAGGGAGACCAGTTCACCGTGACGCATTCCTGTGTACACAGCCAATGACCACAGGTTTTTCGTCTGCTGATGTCGGCAAGCATCTATCAGGCGAATAAATTCGTCACGAGTTAGCGGATCTGGCTCTGCCCTGGCTCTTTTAAGAGGCTTAATTCCCTGGAAGGGATTTGCTTCTAAGTAACCGTGATCTGCAGCAAACTGAAACATTCCAGCGATTGTCGTCATGTAATAATTTACAGTAACGACGCTCCGTCCTTTTGCTGCTGCTTTGTTTTTCGTTGAATTCTGATACCCGGTCAGCAAATCTTTCCTGATATACAGCAATTCCTCTTTGGTTACCGATGACACCAGTCTACTGCCTCCAATTTTCGGAACCATCGTTCTTGCAACGGATTCATAGCGATTGAATGCATTTGCAGAGATTTCCATTCGTTTCAGATCCAGCCACTTTTCTTCAAGTTCCTTCACCGTAATTTCTTTTTTACTTACCCCAAAAGCCTGAAGGTTGGGGGAGTCAGGGAACTGTGCAGCATAATCAAAGCTTCCTGTGCGGATGGCAAAACATACTGATGTCCGCAGTTCCCCGGCGATCTTCCTGTTCTTGGCAGTGTCAGGGACACCAAGATTTTCCCTGACACGTTTACCTTTAAAATTAAACCAGATGCGTAATGTGCCGCCGTGGTTTTCGACGCCTGTTGGATATTTGACTTTATCCATCGATACCTCCAGACGCCCAAGAGCGATACGAGCTTACATATTTCATGATATTAAATCACCTGGGTTGTTTGTTTTTCATTGAGGCGACCCAGGCATCTATTGCTTTTCTGTTATACATACATTCACTGGAAGGCTTTGGATTACCGTCTGGTGATACGTGAATATACTCTCTTCCAACCATCCAGCATTCTTTCCGGGCCCGAAGAATTGTGCCTGGTTTGAGCCCGGTAATTGCGATAAGAACGCTTTCACAAACCCATTCATTGGGAGCCAGTTGAATCACATTGCCCATGTATTACCTCACACAACACTCAGCCCACGGCAGTGGCACCACACTTCAAACATTCGCTTCACAACTTCACGACAGTAGAAGCCGTCAACATCTCGCGTCAGGTCATAGCGATTGCAGTAACGCTGGTGGACCCATCGTTCAAATGCTTTATTCATTCTTTACTTCCTTTTTATGGCTCGTAATTTTTTCAGGTGCTTTTCCTGCTCAGTGTCCGCGAGAATTTTGCGGTACTCCTGGTGGTCAATATGTTCGAACAGGCAGTTTAACTCACCAATGCGTACCCGCCCGGATCGTCCGTCCATCCGTCGAAAGAACACTGAGTGCTCAGTGATGCGAGTAATCACCACGGGGTATCCAGCTCTGTCCGTGTATATCTGACCGCGTTGAATCAAAGCGAACATGTGGTTATCCCCATCGACAAATCGAGAACACAACAAACGCTGCTGCGAATACCACCCCCAGAGTTACGATTGCATCAGGCCAGCTCATTGATTCACCTCCTGCCTGTCGTCCGGCATTCGCTCACTACAGCTTATCCAACCATCCGGAGTTACCGGAACTTGTGGAATGGCTGTCTGCTCTCGAACGTCATTAGGCGCTATAGGTTCTGCTGCCAACTGACTGGCATATTTGTTAATGGTAACGATAAGCTCTTGCTCAGCCTCATCCAGACAATCACCGATACCTCGCCTGTCACCGTCAAAATCATCGAAATCGGCACGAATCCTGGCAACCTTCAGGATTGCGGACAACACCTCACTAGGAATTGCCGGATAGTTGGTTGACGTTTCCGCGATTTCCCGAAAATTATTGGTTGACGAATTCTTGTTTTCCCGAAAGTTTCCGGACTGAAGCATGGCGGCGCGGCAGGCGTTCCATATTTCGGCAGCAATATCGCGCTCGCTATCGGTTAATTTGTACGTTGAAACATAGCCAGAGAGCATTTCTACGTTTTCCGGAGTTGCTTCTTCAGGCACTACCGGTGCTGGCTCACGTATTACAGGCTCGCCCATGCGTGATTCTCCCTGCGCCTCTTTCACCATGTGGTCATTGATTTGCTCCAGTCGCCGAACGTGCTCATCAGCTTCAAGCGCTCGCCGTTTCCAGATGGACAGGTCTTCACGAGCGCCCTGATATGCGTCACCGTATTCGCCGTTAAATACTGGCGCTGGCGGGGCGATGCGTCCAAGCAACTTATTTACCTCTTTCGCCATCGCGTCATATTTATCTAAATAGCGATTAGCTTCTAAGCAGACTCGGTGCATCTGATCTGAGTTAACTCGTTTAACTGGATCTGCTTCCAATGATGCCAGTGCAATCCGTGCCAGTTCTTCCGCTTCTTCTGCTGGCAGTACAACGTTGCTACCCGGTCCGTATGTTT